TATCACGGCGTATCATCAATTTTTGCATCAACTGCCTAGTGCTCACTACGTCGATATCGATCGCCGGATCCTGGTTGGCGCGGACCTGCGGACCGACGTCCTGATGCAATGCCCAAACTTTGGCGCTGTAGGTCTGCGTCGTCAGGTTGACGCCGGTGCCCGCCGACTCCGACGCGTCGGCGCGGACCTGCGCCTCGTCGCGGAAAAAATCAGCCTTCGACCAGACGAAATACACATCCGTCTGGTGCTGGACCGGCACCATCGGAAACACCTTGTCCGCAACGTAGTTGTCGTCGCTCTGGAAGTAGGCGACCGCGATTTGTGTCAGCGCCGCTGCCACATGAACATCGCCGAAGGTCGGCTGGGGTATGGCAACCTCCTATTTAGCTAGGAGAACAGCACGCTGGACGCGGCTTTCTCGTGTTGCGCTGTTGCCTACGTGAACATTCTGTGCGTAGGCTTTGGTGGACAGGACAGGAGAACAACCATGCCAAGCCGGGTCAGAGTTGATCGCGAGCCTATTTTCAAAATGCTCGATGAGACTGAGGGGAACATCCCTGAGACAGCGAGACGTCTCGGACTGCATGTGAACACCATTCGTCACATCAGTCGGGTGCGGAAAGGACTCTGCGCACGGTGTGAACGCCCATCTCAACCGGGACTGACCAAATGCAAGAATTGCGCGCAATGGGAACGCAAACGCATTGCCGACAGTCGAGCGCGCTCCCGCAAACTTGGCAAGTGCTCGATGTGCCCAAAGAAGTTGCGCAAGGGATCGACGCTGTACTGTGAGGAACACTACCAGCAAACGTTCAAACGCCAGCGAGTATTTCGCATCCTCGACAGACATGGACCAGAGGCGCTTGAGTTCCTCAACGCGACAGAGGATCGATGCCAAGCTTGCGGCGTAACCCGCGCTGAAAAGCGCATCGATCTTCACCATATCGACGGGGATCATGGGAACGATCATCCCACGAATTTCGCCGTCATATGTGTCGACTGCCACTGGATTGCTCATCGTCTGCTTCTATCGCGCGACCGTAAGGCGCTGATCTCCTGGTTCGAGAAAACATATCCTGCGCACGTTCTCCGTTAGAAGCTCGACGCGATCTGAACGCCGCCCACGAAGGCGGTGAACACTGCACCGACGCTGAGCGCGTTCTCGATTGCGATGCCGACCGCTCTGCCATTACCGCTAGCCCACGGAACAACTGCGCCGGATGATGTGGATGATGCTTGCAGCAATGATCCGCCAGCGATTGCAGTGGATGCTGACACCACCTTCGTGAAGCCAAAGATACCGACGTCGACCGCATCACCAGCTCGTGGCTTGTTCTGACAGACGCCATACACTGATTGGGCCGACGACAAATTGATCATCGTCGACGTGAACAGGGTGATGGTGCGACCGGTGCTGAGCGTGACTAGCAAAAATTGACCACTGCCGCTCGGTCCCGAGAGGGTCGTTCCTGTCAGCGTCGAGTTGCGGAAGTCCTGGCCAGTCGACAGAATAGTCTGCGACCCGTCGTGGATGAGCGGCGACTCCGTCGCCTGCTGCTGCTGCACCGGACGGCCCTTGGCGCGCTGGATGAACCCGCGGCGCTTGATGCCGAAACCGCCGTCCGCCCGGCGTTCCAGCTCCATGAAGGCGCGGCCCTGGCCGATCTCTTTCTCGAAGTACATGGCTACTGCTCCTCCGTGGAACGGATGTCGTGCCTGGCTCAGGCGGCGTGGGACCGGCCGTGGATCTTGGCCATGCGCGCGTCGGCCTCGGCCTGGCGCAGCTTGACGTTGGCCGGATCGTTGTAGGCCTTGTCGAACGCCTGGGCCTCGGTGAGGGACGGGTCCTTCTCGCGCAGCGCCTTGGCCATCGTGGTGATGGAGTCCATCGCGGTGGCACCTTCGCCCTCCGGCGAGCCTGTATGTCCGAGTTCATCGAACGCGCGGCTGGACTTCTCGAACGCCTTCTTGGACTTCGCCAACTCGGCGACCATGCCCTCGTACTTCTTGATCGCGTCCTTGTCGCCGCGGCGCATCTTCATCAGCACCTCGCCGGCGTCGGTCTGGGTGAACCCGGAGTCCTTCGCGTCCTGCTTGGCGATCTTGAGGTCGCGCTCGTCGTCCATGGCGTCGAGGCGCTTCTTCAGATCTGCGTTCTCGGCCATCAAACCCTTGACGATCGGATCGTCGGACAGACGCTTTTTCGTCTTGTCCATCTCGCCGTCGCGCGCATCGGGCGACATGTCACGGAACTTCTTCTTGTCCGCGTCCGACCCCAGGTTGTCGTGGTAGGTCTTCTGGGCGTCGCTCATCTTCGAGACGACGAGGTCGTCGAGGAGTTTGTTGATCTTCTCCTCGCTGGAAGCGGTGGCGGCGGCGACTGCCTTGGCGACCGCCTCATCCATCATTTTCTGAACCTGCGGGCTGAGAGCGGGAGTGGTCATGTCGTCGTCCCTCTTGCTGGTGTCGTCGTCGTCCGCGTCGTCCTCAAGGCCGAGGCTGGCGATGTGATCCTTGAACTGGTTGTAGCTGGTGGTGATCGACGGGACCTTGTCGGTGATAGCCTCGTCGCAAAGGATGGACTGTATCGAGCAATCGAGAGCGCACATCGCGTCGCGGACGGCGCACATGAGTTCCGACGCGTCCTCTGCCGTCTCCATGGCGTCTGCCATGTCGCTGAAGTCCTTCGCCGCCTTGCACACCCTGGCGAAGGCGTTGCGCTCGGCGATCAACTCCACGTCGGCTTTGGTGAGTTTCTTGCTCCAGGAGTCCGGCAGCATATCTGACGCGCCGAGCGCAGAAGCGCGCGCCTTGATGTGCGCCTTAGCCTTCGCCGGATTCTTCGCGCGGCCGATCGCCTGGATGGCGTTGCCGAGGTCTTCCTTGGTCTTGATCGGATAGGACCCATCAGGCAACGCGGCCCCACTGTCCGCGGCCGACTGACGCTCCTTGCCGCTGAACTCGCGCTTCAGATACTCCGCCACTTCCTCGGAAAGGTCCGCGATCTCGTCAGGCCCCATGGACTCGTACAACGAAGGCATGTTGCGCTTCGTGAGGACCACCTTGACGCCGCGGCCAGCGCCGACATCAACCGATGATACGTCATCGATTCGTAAATTTCTCAGAACGCGTGCCATTCATGGGATTTATCACTGGGCTGTTTCACTGTATATTCATGAGTGCGCGCGCAATATGAAGGGGAGTCAGCAGGTTGAAAGCATCAGGACCGCCATATGGACTTGTATACAAAATCACGTGTCTGGTTTCAGGGAAAAGCTACATTGGAGTGACGATACGGAAGTTGAAAAGACGCTGGCAAGCGCACCTTCTGAGTGTCGGAAATGGGAAGGGTCATGCCATACACGCTGCGATCGCTAAGTACGGTAAAAACCAGTTCGTCATCGAAGAGGTCGCCTGTGCCATCGACAGGAACTCGCTCATGATCGCAGAACGGGAAATTATCTCCCAAGAAAATACGATCTCTCCTAACGGTTACAATTTGACTGCCGGCGGTGAAGGAATGTTTGCACCAAGCGCTGAAACGAGACTCAAAAAGCGCAACGCTCTACTTGGGAAAAAGCAATCTTTAGAACTAATCGAGAAACGTATTGCTTCTCGACGAGGACAGCCAAGAGACCGCGCTGCTGTGGAACAAAGTAGACTTAAGCAATTAGGAACAAAACGCAAAAGCTGGGGCAGACATACCCAGGAATCCATTCTTAAGATGAAAGAAAAATGCAAGGGTAGGAGACCCAGTCCCGCAACAACTCAAGCCGCCATTGCTGCTCTTACAGGCAGGCCACAAAGCATCGATTCTAAAATCAAGCGAAGCGTGTCCCTGAAAGCTTTCTACGCCAGCAATGAGGGAAAGGCGCTTGCTACACTAAGAGCATCACAAAACAAGGGTCGGGTCGTCTCTTCCGAGACTAGCCTGAAAATAAGCCGAGCACTGCGAGGGAAAGTTAAACGCATTCGTGGAAAGTGCTCAAGCAGTCCAGCCCAACTTTCTCTATGGTAAACGTCATGTCCCACGCGATGAAAGACTACCGGCAGCGCCGGGGGTACTCTGGAAGCAACGGGAGAATCCCTACCATATCGCTCAAGGTCGGCAGCATCATGCTTACGGAGCGGGACAAGAAGCACTGGGGCTGGGAGATCGCCAAGCGGGTCGGGACGTCGCCCACCTCGGTATCTCAGATATTCCGCAGCTTCGAGCGCCGGGGCTGGGTCCGGTGCCACCATGAGAAAGTTAACGCCGCCACGGAATACAGGCCACCCAGGGTTCTATATGACCTCACCGCTGACGGCGTCGTCGCGATCCGCGACGCACTCATTCCGTTCCAGCATGCGCCGGTGTCAACTTAGTCGGCGGCTCGCTGACGAGCGCTTGTCGAACCACAAGCCTACCGTGAGGTAGGCTTCCGAAGGTCCGCCCTTTCAACATAAACGCTGGTGACGTGGCCTTCGGGATTGATCGTAATCTCGATATCAACACCACCCGCGTGCATCTCTAGATGGAGGCCGCCATCAGAACAGGGAACAGGCGTCATATTGTCGGCCGTATCGATGGCCGCTGACGTGATGGCCTTGCTTTTAGGCCCATGCCAGCCGTCGGCAAGGGCTTTGAGTTCTTCCAGGGTTGACATTGCACCTTCCTTTAGTCGGCGGCTCGCTGCAAAGCCTAGAACATGGGCCACCTTCCCAGCGACATTTGGCACGCTTCTCTGCCGATGGCGGAAGGCCAGCGCCATCATCACAAGCGCAGCTCGGCACGCGTTCAAAGGGTAGATTGCATTCTTCCACGTATCACTTCTCTTTCAGTCAGCAGCTCGCTGCCCGAATCGTGCATGGGCGAGGCGTGTTAGATCATCCGGCAGCCATCTGTTCGGTCTGTTTGGTCCGGACCACACCGCACCGCTGGCGTTTGGCCCCCTATCGAAAGGGCGTTACGTGAGGCGCGCGCCGCCTCATGCCTCTCCACACCACTGCGCCCATACACGAAGTCTAGACTTCAGTCGGCGATGGCCACTCTCACCACGGCGGATGAGAGCAGTCCGCGAGCGAGCCGCCTAGCTTTAGTTCCTCGCGGGCCGGGCGCTGATCCGGCTCGGCATGCCTGGGCGCCACCTTTCGGTCGCAACGCTTACAAACTCCGACGCTCTGTTAACGCTGCGTGGCTACACGCTTCCGCGAGAATAGCCACCGGCGTGCCGGAGGCTAAGAAAAACAGGCGACGATTTCAACACGCCGCCTGAAAGTCAATTGCTTCGATCTGGACGGACGCAGTGTCCGTACAGTACTGCCAGCTATAGCATTTGAGATGCCAAAATCAAATCGGGCCTCCAGTGTGGCGGGAGGCCCGACTTCGCTCTCTGAGAGGGGATCTCTGAGATGTTGCAATTCAGGGAGGAATTCCAACCTGGTCACGCTGTCACGTCCTTGCCATGAGGTCAAGCGTCGACTGTTTCCCGCCTCGCCTTCCCGCCGATGGAGAACTCCGGCAACTCGCCAGCCTTGATGCGCTTCCATACTCCTGGATCATCCACGCGAAAACCGATCCACCATCCTGTGAGTCCAAGATCGACGCCTAGCGCCTCCTGCTTCTGCTTCGTGAACATCATGGACTCGACCAGCCGGCCAACGCCCATTCGCTCGTGCATGTCGCCCTGCTGGCGGCAGTAGAGGGCGAAGTCGTAGGCGGCCTTCTCCAGCTCGTCCTCCGGGATGATGTCGTCCTGCTTGTCCACAACATCCTCGCCACCGATCGAGCAAATCGACGCCCAGCCGAACACGAGCTGCTGGTCCTCGTCGGTCTTCCGGACGTCGAACTCGATCTCCATGTCGGGTGCCTTGTTCACGGGTTCGCCCTTGCTGCCTTGATTTTCATCGGTGTGGACGCGCGGATCGTAATCCTCGATATCGAGGTACTTGACCGTGACCGTCTTGACGCCGCTGAGCTTCGCGGCCGTCAACCTGTGGTGTCCGTCGACGATGCAGTAGCGCCCCGGGCCAATGCGCACCACAACAGGGCGCTTCTCCGTGGCGCCCTCGATCATCGACTGTATTTTCCCCGGGTCGACCCGGTCCTGGACGGCTGACAGCATGGATAACGGGATCTCCCGCTCCTCCAGCGAATCCTGGTCCGTCAGCGCCGCCAGCACCCGCTCCTTCTGATCGTTGCGCAGATCGGAGAAGAAATACTGGTCGTACGGGAACGGCGACCTCGCGTTCTGGTCGTCCAACGGGATGAGCTGGAGCGATACGTTGACCTGGTCCGTTGGCTTGGCGATGGACGACGTGCTACCCCCCAGTTTGGCCAGTTCCGCATCGAGGAACTCGTGGACGCCGTCCGACTCCAGCCATGTCTTGCGCATCCAACCGTCCTTGGTCTTGCTCCATCCGTTCTTGACGGCGGTCCATGCCTGCCGGATAGCAGATTTTTCGGACTGCCCCGCCTTGATGCGGTCGTTCGCCACCTTCCTCCAGACGGTCTGCGCCTCCTGCGGCAGGACGTTCCTGACGCCGTCCGGGAGTTCGGCGTTGCTGCCCCACACCTTGCCGACTTTCGCCTCTCCATGGTCTTCCTTGGCGCTCCTGAGGGCATTCTGGAGTTCGTCGGTGCTGAATTCCATTTCCACGAAGTCGCCGGGGTCCTCGCCAGCCTTCATGAACTTTTTGGCGTCGACCGTCCCGTCCGGACGCATCGCCGCGAACAGGCGCTCGTTGCGATGATGGGAAACAACCAGCATCTTCTTCTTGCCCGCCTTCTTGATGTGGCTCAGCATCGCCTGCGCGGCGCGCGCCTTGAACGTGTTGAACGACTCGCCGCCGTCCACCATCTCGTCCGGGTTCTCGACGTGCTCCAAAATACCGTCATGGGCCTCGTCCGTCGTCTGCCCGGTGAACTTGCCGAGGTTCCACGGCCGCATTCCGTAGTCATGGATGGGTTTGATCCCAACCGCCTTGCCGACGAGCTTGGACGTCTGGATGGCGCGGCCAAGATCAGAGCTGACGATGTAGCCGATGTCCTGCTTCGCCAGTTTCTCGCCGGCCTTCTCGGCGTCCTCGATGCCCTCCGCCGTCAGCGGGACGTTGTTCCAGGATCGCACCCGGTCCTTGCTCATATCGGTCTGGTTGTTGAACCGGGTCGGGCCGTGGCGCATGAACAGCACTGAAACAGTGCGCTTGCTGAGTTCGTCCCAATCCACCTTGGCTAGAACTGCATTTCCAAGCGCGGTCACAAAGTCAATGGTCGCCGCACTGGCAAGCGCATCGGCCTTGATCTTCTCCAGCGCCTTGCCGAAATCCATGGCTGGGACCGCCATGACGCGCGCACCCTTGATCTCCCCGATGGTGGTCAGGAAGTCCTTCGCCTTGCGCTTGTTGGGAGGCTGGTTGCCTAGCGCGGTGGTCGCGTGGACATCGCCGACGGTCATGTTCTTGCCCACCCTATGGATGCCTGACGCAGACAAGTGCTGCTCGATCCTCGCCATCGCGTCCCCCGTGGCTTGGTGCAGATCGCTGAGATGTTGGTGAAGCTCGACAGCCGCCTCTGCCGCCGTCTTCTGGGCAGCCACCGCAGCACTCTCAAGCTCAGGATCCTGCTCTCCGTGGTTGTCTTGATGCTCCTGGGCCACTTCCTCAGCGTAGCTAGCCTCGGTCATGGCTTGATCGAGCGTCTGGTGGGCATCATCCACCTTGCTGGCGTGGCCAGCTATGTCGTTACCTTCGACAGCACCGTGGATATTGGCTGCTGTGCCAGATGATATCCCGCCACCCTCCGACGTCCACATCCCCTTCGCGTCCCGCGGCTCGTCCGGACTGTACGCCTTGTGCGCGGATTGCAAGCTCTGGAGATCGTCCCGCGCCTGCTGGAGCATCCGGTGGACGCCCCAGTAGAGATCCTCGCTCTTGTCCTGGCTGTGCTCACTAAGTTGACGCTGGAGGTCGTCCACCTTTTGCTGGGCATCCTTCATCTGCTTTTCGTCGCGGGCCTGCTGGCGCTCCTCCCGGCGAAGCTCAGCATCGAGATAGGTGCTCACTGATTGGCCGCGCCGACCAGCAATCCTGCCACCGGTCCTGCCGCTTTGCCTCGTCGTACCCTGGCCAGCGCCAGACCCGGTCGTCCACTTGCCCTGGTTGTCGCGGGCCTCGTCCGGAGGGCCGTCCTTCAGCACCTCGGCGAAGGACTTAGCCTTTCCGATAGCCGCGCGCGCCCTGGCGTTGGGATCGAGGGGTTCATAGTCATCGCAGTAGCCGTGGGAAGCTATCGGAGGCGCGACGTGGGTGCACGCCGGCGGGTTGCCATCAACGAACATCGAGCAGCCGGAGCACCGCTTGTCGCCGTTGGGATGGTCCTGGTAGCCGACCTTGGCGTGGGACTTAAGCTTGCGGACTACCTGAAGTTCTATCGCCTTCGTGAAGTTGATCGCCATCATGCACCCGATCGCAGACCCACCACCCGTGGGGGTCCTTGCCGATGCGACGATACACCAAAACCTCCCCGTCCAGCGAGAAGGTGATCGTCTTCTGGATACTGTTTACGTTCATCCAGCCGAAACCGATGCTCAGGTTATGGATGTCGATGATGATGCGGTCTGGACGTTCGGAGCTGGAGAAATGATGGACGCCGTCGTCGTCTCGGCTGACGATGATAGTCCCTGGCGATTTGTATAGGGTACTTTCCATCAATCTGATGAGGGTCACTTGCGATGCTCCGGCGGCAGAACAAATTGGCGGAAGCCGCCGGGTTTTACCTGACCTGTGGCGTTTACCCGGTCTCTGCTACGTCCTCACCGAATCCATCCCAGAGCGAAGGCGCGTCATCGGATCACAGGACGGTCAGGCTGGTTGCCCATACAGGATTTCGCAGGTTCGGCGTCGAGGCTCAACCCCTTAGCCGCTAGTCCCAAGAGCGCGACTTCCGCCACGAGCATTAGCACGCATGGCGCGTTTCGTCACTGGGCCCGTCCGCAGCGGCCTGAGGGTGAGTTGATCGACGGACATCTTCGCGTCCTTGCGGATCACCTTGTCCTCGATCCAGCGCGCGAACTCGACATCACCTTCCGAACTGTTGTACGCCGGTGCCGGATAGAAATCGCCGTCCCGCTCGATCGGCCCTCGCCCGCGCTGGAACTGGTTGAGGCAGAACGCGATGTCCAGGATGCGGTGCGCGTTGCCAATCGCCGCCTTAGCCAAGGGTCCGAGACGGTCGTAAAGTCTCATCTCGGCGTTGCTATACTGGACTACGTTCGAGCTGTCTGAAGGCAACATGGCAGTGGACCTTGAAGGATTCGAACCAACGTTTCCGCCGGGCTCGATAGCTGGGCGACGGCGTCCTCAACCACTAGACGAAAGGCCCCCGAGTGAGGGTTCCAACCCCGAGGTGTCACCCACAACCGGCGTCTCCGTCCGCCCGGAGCAAGCCTACTCACCCATCAACGATACGCGACCTATTCGCGGTCGTTTCTCTCCGGGCTTTCGCACGGGATTATACCTCAGGAGTGCGGGAGTCGCCGCCTAAGGGACCTGATTTTATCAAGTTCATCACGAACATCTGGAGAGACCAAGGCCAGGATAATCTCAACTTCTCCATCGGAGATCGGTTCAGGCAATATCAAAACACCTGTGCCTTCTTCAGTCGGAAGGACGCCACCGTTCGCCATGTTAAGCCACTTGCGCCCCTGCTGTGCCGAATTTATCCTGGCGAGTGGGATGTAAACCACCAAACGCCAAACATAAACAATCCTGTCGCACCAATGACGCTCCAAAATCCTACAAGATGCTGGACGAAATCGTCACACATCATGCCACCTGCGCATTGATCGTCCGCGACTCCCTCAAAGCAGCGACGTGCCCACGTTGTGCATGGTCAACGTTCTGCCGCGCCTTGGCTGTTCTTTGCGTGGCGCGCGTCTCGTTAGCCTCGGCGTCGGACAGTTCCAGGTTGGCTAACGTCAGGTTGATGTGGGCGTCCTGGAGCGCGCTGCCCATGCCCTTGACTTGGACGCGCATGACGTTGATGCGCTTTTCCCGGACAACCTGGCGGGCCAACATCTGTGCATGCTCGGCGCGGGTGAGCGCGGCCTCGGCGTCCTTCAGGTCTTGCGCCGGCGTCTGGGTGGCGGTGCTAGTTTCCGACATCGGTCTTCCTCTGAGTGGCCTGCCTAAGCAGCGCCAAGTCTGAACCAGCCATCTGAAGCTGCGACAGCGCTGCCTTTGCCAGAGTCTGACATTTGCCGAAAGCGCTGTCCACACTTCCGACCTCGACCCACGACAGGTAGGCGATGACAGTCAGCGCGTTGCGGTAGATGTCCAACTCCCGGTGGCAGCGGTCCATCTCGTCGTGCAGCTCGGTGTTCTCCTTGCCGACGGCGATCAGCGCCTTCGACGGGTTGTTGAGGATGATCGTGCCGTGGTGCTGCTGGAGCGCCTGCAGAACCGCGTCATCAGCTTCTTTGTTCATACTTGGCTCTCCATCGCGGCGTTTTCATCACACTGGCGGATTCTACTTCGTTCGTCTGCCGCCTCACGTGAAAAGCGGCAGTTCCTCGCTGGATGACGTCATTCCCCAGCATGCCGACACCGTCCAGCGTCAGCATCGCATATCGCATGGCCATCTCGAAGTCAGATTCCTGCCACACGGACAGGATCTTCGGTCGGCGCGTCCATGGCGACCACAGCGCGACACTGCAATGCCACAATGGTGCGCCGCCGAAGAACGCGGCTCATTCGAGGCCTATGTTCATCGTCAGAAGCAAGGTTACCAAATCGTCCTGGGCGCGCCACCCGAACTGCGGGCGCGCCGTCTCCTCAGCCTCAAAACAAGGATCACGCAACGCTCGTTTCTGATGTGGGGTCATGCTGTTTCACCGCGTTAGAGGCCGCTTAGGAATTTCATCAAAGCGTTACGATCCCGATCATTCACCCGCACAAACTTGTCTGCAGCCGCTTGACCCTGACCTCCGTGGCTCGTGATCGCGGCGGAAAGACGCTCTGCACGCCCGTCGTGGAGGAACCTGGATCGGAACCTCAGCCCCATCAAAGGTTCGGTGCGGAACTCGTTGGTCGCCGCCACTCCCTTGCATAGATCAGCTAGGCCGGGTCCCATATCGTGCAACAGAAGGTCGGAATACAAGAACGCATGTTTCCCCTTCTCGGTCGGAAGGCTGGGGATGTGGCAGCTGGCGCACCCTATATCGTGAAAGACTTTGGACCCTTGTGCATCTGCCTGCGCGTCAGGTGGCGCGAGATTGGCGATAAAAAACGTGGCCAGTAAAAGGTCAGTCTCGCTGATCTCGCTGGGGGAATCTATACCCTGTTCCGTCGCAAATGCTCCACGCACGAAACCAGCCAAATCCGGGTCAGTCGCCTTGCGTCCAAATTTTCCGATCTTACCGTTCGGTAACTTCGCGACGCGCCCGCCATTGTTGCGCCTAGCGTTGTCGATGATGGTTTCCTCGGAAACCGCATCAATTGAACCGGATGAAAACAGGGCAGGTGTCGAGCGCAGGCCAATACGCACACCTGCGTTGCCGGGAATTGAGGGAACTGTTGCGCCCGGTACTGCTTGCTCCCTGAAAACAGGACCACCGAACGTGGTCAACTCGTTACAGGACGGTTGATCGTCGGCAGTGGCGTGACGCTCCACGTCAACGTCGTCTTCATTGAAACCGCCTGATCCGCCTACTACGGGCACCTCGTGACAAGTCGCACAACCTATGTTGTTGAACAGTGGCCCCAATCCTGTCTCGGGTGTGAAGACCCGGCTAAACACATTCTTTCCTTGATTGAATAATGCGATGCCGGCCCTTCCGAGACCGTCTACCGGGCCGCCAATCGTAGGCGCGGCTACCGGCTTAGCTGGTGGCACCGGCTTTGGCCGTGGCAGTTCTGCCGCTGTTGCGCACCCTGACCACAGGGCTAGTAAGATGACTATGATTCTCATGTTTGCCTCCTACGGGACGTAAACGGTGAGGCATCTAGATTCTATTTGACCATGGATGACCGCTATTATGCCGCTTCCCCGGCGTCAACATCATCCGTCGAGACCATGTCCAGGTCCGTCACAATTTCAAGGCTGCAAAAGCAATGTGGATGCGGATCGGGCGGCGCATCCTGAGGTCCGTCGATCGAGTCGAACGCCTCGTCCATGGCAACGCCGTCCGGATTCATGTCCGGGATCGACTGGCATATCTCGCACGCATCAGGATTGATGCGCCAGAACTGCCTCACGGCCTCAGACGGGAATACTCCTCGATCGATCGCCTGCGAGTAAGAATCTTGGAGGCCTGCGTTCACCGCGCGAGTCACCTCACTTTGAACGATCGTCTCTGCCCGATAGTCCAGGTAGTTATCAACGTAGTCGCCAGTCATCTTGTCGATGTACGCCGCGGCCAAGTCAGTCTGGTCATCTATCGCCTGCTGGACCACGTCATCCTCAAGGACGTTGCGCAGTTGTCGGTCCAGCGCGCCGGGGTCGAGATTCTCCAACATAGATCGGTAGTTGCCAACGGCGGCAACCTGCCTGTCAGTGAGGCCGATCAGGTCGCGGATGCTGTCGACGATCTCCTCTGGTCCAAGTCCCCGCTGTGCCGCGTCCATGATGATGGCGTCGATAGAGTCGCGGACATCCTGCTCCAGCCCGACGATGAGGGCATCCTGGGCGGCTCGCAGCTCGTCCTGGACTTCTTGGGAATATAAATCAAAGGTATACTGATCGTTGGCGTCCTTTCGAACGATGCCGAGCAGCGGGCTCAGCGTGAACTTTAGCACCTTCTCGCTAAGATAGCCGTGCCGGCGCGCGTTCTCGATGGACTGCCTGTCCATCGCCACTGGGACAGTCTTCAGTCCCTGATCGCGCAGCCAGGCGAAACGGTGGCGACCGTTATCAAACCCGACGCGACCATCAGATTGCACGCCCGCCGACGACGCTTCCATGTGGTCGTGGTCGTGATTCCTGATCCATTCGCCGAACCTCTCGTAGCGACCAATTATGGTTCCCTTTCCGCTTCCCTGCGGACCGACGTAAAACTCGTGGTCACGACTCCAGGCCGCGTTGAAAGTATGTACGTCGATATTCACCAACCGATAGCCGACGGCCTGGTCGACACGTGAGAGGCTAACGGTGATGTCCTTGCCGCCGACAGATATGCTGGCTGACGAACTACCGCCGCCAGATGCCCATCGACCGTGATCATCACGAGGTTGATCTGGACTATATTTTCGGAACCGCACCTTGCGCCCGGCGCTGGCGAACGCCGCGTTGATCTCCTGCGCCCCGTGCTGCGCCCCAGCCTCGCGCGCCTTGCCGATGTGCCCGAACACGCCCTTCAGCGATTCCCTGAAATGGTGCCAGTCGATGACGTCCTTCAGCCCAGTCCAATCGGCGTGGCGCGCATATTTGTCGACGACGTCGGAGGGGATGAGTTCCCGCAGTCCCCTCAGCGACACTAGGAGGTCGCGCTTGACGCCGGGGATCGCCCGATCGGCGATGCGCCTAAGCGGATCGTTTCGATGCTGGTAGTGACGGGCCGCCCTGATCTGCTTTGCCATGTCCGCTGTTTACCACGAAACCAGGACGGCCGCCGCCGTGGTCCAACAGTTCGTCCGCGGTCACCATCTCGACGCTCCAGCCATGTTTCTCCATAGCAGTGATCGCCTTCTCGACCAACTCGACAGCGCGATCCACAACCTCGTCGACGCTTGGAATACGCACGATTATCCCGCCGTTCCCGTCAGTCTGTCCCGTATGCCATGCGCTGTTCGTAGCCTTGATCGTTTCCAGGAAAAGCTGACCTTGCCATCCCGTACCGCTGCGCGAGATGAGGGTCGACGACTTCAGCCGCTCCCCCTCATCCAGGATGACGTACTCGACGGTGTTCGTCTTGATGGTTCTCATGCTGCTATTTCTTCCCTCTGGCGCGCTATCCTGGCTATGACTTCTGGCACCCACGTCGCCTGCGCGAGCTTGCTGGCGAACACCGGCTGGATCTTCACCACGCGGCCGTCGTGGAGCACGTGCCCACCAAGTTCATCGCATATCGCATCCTCAAGGTCAGCGATGAATCGGCGGTGCATCTGCGCCGTCCAGTCCCCATCCTTGAGTGGTTCTAGAAACTTCTCGAAGAATGCCGTCAACGACTGCCCGGAATCCACCAGTCCGCGGAAAAACTCCCGATGCACGCCGAGCACGAACACCGCGTGGAACATCACGTTCATCGCCCGTATTAGGCGGTAGTCGTCGAACGAGATACTGCTGGATTGGACTACAACCTCCTCCGTCTCGGCACACGCCTCGCCGTCGAGCACCAGGGAATGCGCGTTGATCGGCCGACGCTTCGTCACCAGCTTGTGCTCGTCCCGGTATGCCTGCCGGTTCATCTCTATGCCATCGAACACGATAAGGTTGTAGCACTGCACCTTGTCGAACCCGAGCCGCGCGCACTTGTCGAGCAGCGCCAGGAAACTAGCCCTCGTCTCGCACGGAAGACCGAATATCAACTCGGTGCTGACCATCAACCCGAGCCCGTGCGCCCACGCGATAGCAGAGCGGACGTCGTCGTCGGTCAGGTTGCGCCGGCGGATGGCTTTCAGCGTCTCCGGGTTCTCGCTCTGGAGCGACAGGCAGACGCCGTGGTGGCACGCGTTGCCTAGCACTTCCTGGACGTCGCGGCTCGTCTGAGTGAAACGCTTGTCGTTGTAGTAGAAGACCCGCTTGGGGTAACCGTAATCCATAGCTCTGCGGATGGACTTGGCCACATCGACATCGCGGCCCAATATGCCGAAGTTCTCGTCGACGATATAGAGAATGTGGTCTGGCCGGTCGGCGAACCGTTTGGCGATGAACTCAATCTCGGCATTGACCTGCTCCATCGGGAATACGCGCAGCTTGCCCCGGCTTTTGCCGGACACGCAGAATGAGCAATTCTTGACCAAAACATTGTTTGCAAAGAACCATCCGGTCGCTGGCACTGTGAGACAATAAACGTCGCCCTTTTCTGCCAGCCGATCCACGCTTACCACTCGGTGGTTGATCTCCGCGATCCGCGACTTTCTGTCGATGCTGGATGCACCGTCTTTGAAGTTGGGGTTCTTGGTCCCAAGTTTTGACTTCCGATAACGAAGCCTGGATTCATGAGATCGCACTTTCCCGCGGTTGGCGGCAGCCAAATTGTCTAGCCATTCCTGGCTCATCCCGCCCTTGGTAGGATTGTTGGTTCGCATACGCTCTGCAATCTCTGGATGCTGATCAAGATGATCCGCGGCAGAGGCGTAATGCACAAGATTCTCAGGAGCATCGTTCAGCGTGTTGCGGTCAACATGGTGAACGTGCTCGGAACTGGCGAGCCGCCGCCCCATTTCATATTCCTTGATCATCCTGGACCGCAATCGCCTGTCGCGCCGCGCCCAAGTCACATATGCACGCTGAAGATGCGGATTGACCTCGACCCTCATCGCCCTAATAGCTGAGCCAGCGGGAAGACTGCTTGCCTCGCATTCCCATTGACAGCCGCGCGATATCTGGAGGAACTTATGATCGGGAGTGCAGTCTATGTGCGTCCCGTCGTCGAAATGAACGCGAACGAGATGCTGGTTCTCGCCATATTTCCTGATCATGACTGAATCGGCGATGAACGCATCCCGCGTCTCCAAATTGAACGTGTAGACTGGGATGCCGGCATCGCCATACTTCTCGGCAAGTTCCCGGATCGAAATATCGCCGAAGATCGTGTTGATGGGCGTGTCGCCCGCCAGACACGTATAAGGACACAACCGCGACGTCTGCAACATCGGCTGGAACGGACCGTCGAGGAACTCGTCCAGGGTCCCGTCCAGGTACGGCGAGGGAACGCTGGCGAGGTCCGTGGAGAGCCCGACGCGCTCGGGGTGGGTTATGGCCACCTCAGCATCAGAACCTCCCAGCAGCGTCCCCACGACCGCGGCAAGGCCATCCTCGCCCTCGTTGACTACCAGCTTGTCCACTCCACGGTGACGGTCCAGGTACGATCTCTGCTCCAGCACATCGCTGTCGACTGATGGCCCACCAATGACGATGTACGGACGAAACCCGGCGTCGATCTCCCTGACTTTGCGGACGAACAGTTTGTCGAGTTCCTCTTGCCAGTAGTAGGCTGACAGTCCGACGAGGTCTGGTCGCTCATCTTTCACATGCTCCAGCATTGCGTGCGGGTCCTTGAACAGCCGCATGTCCACGTCCCTGCCAAACTTAGCCTTCACGTAAGACGCGAGATAGCCGAGGTTCAGCGGGACGTATAAATTGCCAACATTGTCAGCATTGAAGTAACTCAAATCACCAAGAGCGATGCGAAGAGGTCTCATTTCGTCGCCCCTATCCTTGCCAAGCCTTGCCCCGCCTCACCGTGCCAAACCTAACCCTGCCAGACCTCGCCCCGACATCAACCAGATTGAACCTCCCGCAGCATCCGCGTCAACCTCCGCACCGACGGCTGCTTGTGGTTGCTCTTGTGGACGTGTCCGGTCCTAACGCCGAACTTCGGCCCGGCGTGCCTCACCATGCGCTGCGCGATCGCGCCCTTTAGCATCGTCTCAAGGTTGGCGCGTTTCTGTTGCTTGTCGTTGGCGGGCGGCTTCGCCCCTCCCGGCTTCGCGCCGGAACCACTTGCGGGCTGCGGCGGGTTCTTCAGCTGGTCGAGTTGCACCTCGCTCTGCTCGTCCTTCATGTCGAGCTGATCGTCCGTCAGCCCCGCCGCCTGCATGGCACGGGAATCGTCGATGTCCGGCAGGCCGGCGGCGTCCTTGAGGTAGGTCTGCACTTCCTCGTCCGGGAACAGCGGCATGCCGGCCTGTGCCATCCGCAGGACGTAGTTCGACAGCACGTCGAGGTCGACCCGCTGCGCCAGGTCCGGCTTGATCTTCGGCTGCATGTCCAAGTCCATCGCGTTGAAGTCCATCAATCTCGTGACGGCGTACTTATTGTAGACCTGGGCCATCGAGTTGAGGTAGCCCTCGATGGCTTGCATGAACATGTCGACCTTGGTCACGGCGAGCGACTGAGTCCCGCGCGCCTCGTGCCCGAGCGTCAGGAAATCCGCCAGCACTGAAGTCAGCATCGACGTGCTATAGCGGGTGATGGTCTGGTCGAGGTTGATCGATGCCGCGCGCATCTGCGGCGCCACTAGCTGGAACTCGTACTGCTTGACGCTCGTCGGGCCGTTCGTCCCCTCGTAGGTGTCGGACGGCAGCACCAGCCCCATCTGCTCGTCGGTGCGCAGGTTCACCGCGATGCGCTTGTACATATTCACTTGCGCCAGCGCGTTCGCATCGCCCGTCGACGCGAGCTGCAGGATCTGCCCCGGGATGTAGATCACCGGCACGCCGCCGAGCCGCTCGAACAGGATCGCCTCCTGCTCCTGCAGACGCTTCTTGTAGTAATACGGGACGTAGCTATTTCGCAGGATCGAACGGCCTTCAGGGTTCCCCTTGTAGTGCGTCGGCCGGTGCAGGATCGCTTTGTCGATCGGCATGTCGATGAGCGGCCCCACCCATGGCTGCTGGGTGACGCCCTTGGGTTGGCCGTTAATGTCAAAGTACCACTTTATTATTGTATCTTGCGAGCGGCCCGGCATGCGCCGCCACCCGACCTTCCCGTCGTCGTACTCGCTCGCCGGTAGTTCTTGTCCGGGCCGTCGCGGGTCCATCCCAGGCTTGCGCCCCAGGCGCTTCTTGTAGACCAACTCCGACCACGCGAACCCGTAGGTCAGGAACGACAGGTGGTCGCTGACGGTCTCGGTCCACGAGCTGGACATGTCGTTCATGCATGACTCGATGAAGTCGGAGTATTCCTTGCCGCCACCCTCCTCAGCGGGATCGACGCGCCACTCCACCTTCCGCATCGTCGCCTCGATGGCGAACAGCATTCCGCCGACCTGCGCATCGTTGTCGCGCATCTCGCGGAACTTCTGCGCGCCCTGGCGGCCGATGAGCGTCTGGAGGAACTCCTCCCTCACCCAGCCGCTGAACTGGCGCAGGCCCGTCTGGCCGAGCTCGTAGAACGTCATCCCGTCGGTCAGGACCGGAATGGGTCCCCACGACATGTTGTCGCTGGGCGAGATGGGCGGGCCGGGCGGGCTGAGCACCTGCCCTGCCGTCGTAACGGCGCGCGGATCGATGGTCGGTGTGTTGGGAGTGCCGGCAAGGTCGGACGCGCCGCGGGTGGGTCCGCTGGATACCGGGTCAACCGGGCTGTTCGCCGTGCCGCCCGTCTGCGTCTGCCGTGGTGTCCTTGCCATCGCTAACTCCTAAAAAAACCGGCTGCATCAACATGATCATTGTCTTTGATATCCTCAATCCATGAAATGATCTCGATGAGATCCCTAAGGTTGATCTCGACTTTCCTGTCTTCACCACCGCGTTCACATTCAAAATCGACGGCTGATCGAAGATTGAGAAATGCTTGGTTCAGATCACCCATCTCAGTCCCTCTCGATCACCTGGGTGCCGACTCCCCACTCAAAGTTGTAGACCTGCTTGCCGTTGGCGTCCTTCTGCCCGACCACCTCGCGGACTTCCTTGACGGCTATCTGGATCATGATGATGTCGCCGTTCTTCAGGAAAAGCGTGGCGCAACCAGGGACCTGGGCCTTGATCTCCTGCACAATCTCTTTAGGGGCTTCTACGTTCATCGCGGCTCGTACTCCCCGCACCATTCGTCCCAAGTGACTTGCGGCCATTTGTCTAAGCCGCTTTCGGATGGCGATCTTCGGCGACAACTCATCACCTCACCAGAAAGACGATGACTGAAGCGACAATTCTTGCATATCTGCATTGGCTTGATTGAAACTAAACGCGCCAAAGAATCCAAAGTGTCGTTCATTGGTAACCCTCGTGGGTGCCGTGCGGTACGACCTGCCTGGATGAGATGACCGGCCCGACCATGATAGGCGTCTGCCCCTTTAGCATCAACTCAGATAGCGCCCACACCAGAGCGTCGGCGCGGTCGGGTGACTCCTCGCCCAGGTAGCCCATTGTCGTGAACCCGCACAGCTGTTCCTCGAGCATCGGGAACCGCTCGACGTGGTGAACCCGGGACGGCGTCTTCTCATCCCCGTAGAGCGCCGATATCGGCTCGGCACGCACCACCTTGCCGCGGCTGGCGGTCACCATCTTGACCAGCACCTTAGGGGCAGCCGTTTTGATCACGAACCGCACCATGTCGCCGCCGAAGTTCCTCTCGGCCACGACGCAGTCGGCGTCGAAGTCCTCGACCGCCTTGGCGACGATCTTGCCCCAGACCGCGGGCGACTCCCGGCATGACCTATCGGCCAGAACGTAGCCATGCCCGTCCTGCCCCAGCGCGGCCACCACGATGCCGATCTCGTCTGCCTGTAGATCTTCCCGCCCGGACGCCCCGGACGCATCCACGGCCACCACAACGCGCTGGAGGGCATCATCGCCGGGGTGAGGTGCACGGCACCGCTCAATCGTGTCGTAGGTCCAGAGCGCGCCCTCGGACTCGTCGACGTAGACGCCCTCGTAGAACCGCCGGCGCTGGCGCTCTGGCAACGCTGCTAGGCTCTCGATGTACTCCTTTGACAGGTTCGCCGAGTTGTCCCGCGGGTTCATGAACATGCGGGCGTAGTCGCTAGGGTTGGCAAGCGGCTGGAGCGACACCGGGTCTCGCAACTGCCCGAACAGGCGGTTCGTCCAGTGTCCTTTCCCCGTCGGGTTGAGATCGTAGTAGGCGCGCTGTTTAAGCATCTTTCCCGTGACACGGTTCATCACGGATTGCGCGAGGCGGGTGCTCGCCATCAGGTGCGAGCGATAGGTGATCTGGCTGCATTCGTTTTCATAGAGGGTCGCGAACTCCTGACCCAAAATACGTTCTGTCCTATCCTGATCATCCAACCCGCCCAGCCAAATCTCTGACTTGTTCGGCATCAGGAAGAACCCGTCAGCACGCCTCACGACGTATGGCATCCCTGGGTAGCACTTGCGCATGACGGAGGGAAATGTGTCCATCCCGATCGAGCGCCAAACGGCGTTCTCGCGAAACCTCAAGATCACATGGCGGGAATAGTCGGCGCATAGAGCCCTGGTGACGATGGCGCGAACGAGGAGGAACGTCTTTCCGGACCGAGAACCGCCGACCAGGGCAGTATGGCGCTGCGGACCGGCGAGGAGCTTGTTGCCGCGTTTCTGGGCCTCTGTGAGATTAAACTGGACGCTCATTCCTGGACCGATACTCGGCGACGGTCAGCCCGAGCTTCTTGGCGGCACGGCTGTCACGAGTCCATTCGCGTCGATATTTCTTCCGGTTCGATGCGCTGTTCACATCCTTGTCGACAGATTTTGTGTGAACAGTGGCGTGAACATCAGCATGAACAGGCTTGTGAACAGTAACGGCATCGGCATTGTTCACAAGCATCGATTCAAGCATCGACTTGAGCGTTGCCGCAAGAGCCGTGACCTGCTTGGATTGAGCCGCCACGAGTTGTTCCAGCGCTTCAACCCGGGCCTCCAACCGCTTGGTTCGCCCCACATCAGGAGGTTCAGCGCGCCCTATGCCAGAGAATTTCGCCAATATCCCACCAGTTGAAGCCTTCACCTTTGGATCACCTCCGCCAACCGTGTGGACTTTCCCGTCTGATGTCTCGAACTTGATGGCCATCTAAAGCTCCGAATCTGTTCGCGAAATCGTGACATGCACGCTGCCGTCCGGCTTGATCACCGTCTCCATCGCAGGCTCCAGCGTCGCCAGGCGGCGGTGCTCGTAGGGCAGCAAACCGTTCAACGCCCTGTCTGCCGCCTCCAGCGTCTCCCTGAACCACTTCGCGTCCCATTTCTCGCCGCGGGCGCGCTTGCCCTGCTCCTCGGCAGCCAAGCTGATGAGTGACATGATGACTTTGCGCTTTTGGTCGAGGCTGTCAAAGGCTTCCTGGGTTGGCTGGACCTTGGCCTGATCCTTGAAATATGCCTCACCTATGGTGCGCTTGTTTGGCGCTCCTTTGGCACGTCCGCCGCGTCGTTCTCCTGGCTTAGCTCCTGCTGGCATTGGACTAATTTACTATTTTCACTAAGGTTTTGACTAGTCCCATTGATGTGGGATGCCAAGCTTCGACTTCTCGAACCATTCTATCGCTCTCGCGGCCTTTAGGGTCGCTGTCTCTTGTGTTTCCGCGTGAAAGCAAAAACGCGGTGATTCAATGCTGACGATCAGGAATCCATCATCAACTGCCGCAATGTGGCAACCTACGTTGCGTACATAGGTACTAGCTCGCCAATCCAGTTCAATGATGCTCATGTCTTTTCCTCATCCGTCTGAGCGAGAGCCTGGATTTCTTTGGCGATGTCCCAGCAGTCCTGTGCTTCCCAATATTTGGCCACATCCTCGATCGTCTTCGCCCGGATAGCATCGCGCTCCCTTAATGCCGCATCACGATCATTGATGACTTCGTTTTTCACCGCTCCAACGTCGCTGAGATCGGACAATAGCTGGTCGCGCTCTGCTTCGAGTTCGGCGATGCGTCGCTCATGCATTCCGAGAAGATCGCAGTCGTTTACCTCATTGTTCTGAAGCCGGCGCACCTCGGCTTCGAGTTCGGCGATGCGCTTGTCAGCATCGCAATCGTTCAGTTCCTCCGCACTTAAAGGATACGGCCAATCGCGTTCTAATATTGACCTTGGTTTATCGCTCATGTCTTGTCCTTCGATGGCGGGTGAGGGCGCGAAGCGGAGCCTGAAGCCCAAATGATAGCGGCAATGCCCAGCAAAGTGCAGAGCACGAGAAACGGAAACGCGATAGCCGAAGCGGTTGTCATGGCTTGTCCTCCGATGGATCAATGCTGGCGGCGCGCAGGGCGGCGATGGCCGCGTGAGCCTGTTCATTCCACACATTCCAATCAATTCCGCCTTCGTCCCAAGCCTTGAGCGCCTTCGCCGCCATCATCAGCGCTTCGTGCTGGGCGCGGGGGATGAATACCGGAGGCGGATCGCATTTGTTGCATACAGGAACCATGGTCCCACCAGAGGCTGCATGAGGGGCGGCGTTAATCCAGTGCCAGCCGATGACATCGGCTGTCGATCCTTGAGGGCCGCCAATCGTCATCGTATAGCTCTCAGGAAGCAGCTTTCCGCAACGAAAGCATTTCTCGCTCATTTGTTAGCCTTCCTTGATTCGCGTTTTCGCACGACATCAAGTCGTTGCTTGTGAAGCTTGGGAGAACCCTTTCCCCACGTTCCGCCAAAATAGAAGGGGCGGCAGTTCTCCCCAGACTTGGCCGAACAATAGGGGCATTTAACTTTCAAGGCTCGTCTTTCGATCGCTCTCATGTATCAATATCGGCGGCGGCGCGGAGGGCGATCATTTCGTCGCCTCGATGATCCAGTGCGAGATGTTCGCGCCGTTGTCGGTATGGGTCGTGGATTCCAGCTTGACGGCCGAGAACCGCATGAAGTGACGATGGACTTCGCCCTGCGTCAACCTGTGGAATGTCGCCCCCTTCAATTCCTCGCGCATCACGGGGCTGTGGTCGGCGCAGGCCATTATCGAGAGTAGTTGACCGCCGGACCTGAGCATCAACTTGATTTGCTCCAATGCCGCATCGAGGTCATCGACGTGTTGGAGGCAGCAGACGTCGACGATCCCATCGAACTGGGCTGCGGCGTGAATGACGTACGACGGCGGCAGATTGGTAATATTCATCGGCCAGAAGCGCAGAGAATGCGGGTAAACGTAGCCATATAGATGCTGGGCCCGTTTGATCGCCTCATCCGAAGCGTCGACAGCGTCGACCAGAAACCCGTTGTTCGCCAGCCAGAACGCCATCGCCCCCACGCCGCAGCCGACATCGAGAAGGTGGACGCTGCCCTTGGCGTCCTTATCCCTTCCGCCCCACCGACGCATCGCCCAGCGGGCCACTGCCGGCTCCGGGCACGTCCCCCATTGGACCTGTCGGTGGAGATCATTCCATAGCTCTACGCTTGTTGGCCTCGTCTTCGAATCGATCTCCATAAATGCTCCTTAGGATGTCTTCGGTTAGCAGATTGTGGGTAGCGATCACGGCATCGCGCTGCCTGATCGCGCGCACAAATACAATCGCCGCAGAAATGAACCCGGCGATGAACCCCACGCCAGCGGCGATGAACAGGATCAGGAACTCGACGAAGGTATTCATCAGCATGGCCCGTCGCGCCAGCAACGATAAACACGCGGATACTCGATGCGCGGGTACTCCTCGCGGTAGTACGGGTTCCGCGTGCCCTGCCATCTCGGGTGGCCATCCTCGATGTACGGGCCGTAGCCTGGGGTGTGGGGCGCGTAGCCAGGTATCTCCTGGTGCCTGCGACGCCAGTCCATCTCCTCGCGGGACGGTGCGCGCGGATATTGGACTGTGACAGCGGGTTCGGAACCCGTCTTGGCATGCGCTGGTTCTACCCATCCCTGCGCCAATATGGAGATCGCTGCCGCTGCTATGACCATGTCAGAACTCCATATTCGGCAAATGTCTGCGCTTCACCACGGCAGTACACCACTCGCGATGCTCGTTGAACTTCTTTCGCAGCAGCGTGCGCGGATCATTGATCCCGCATATCACCTTGGCGATGCGCTCGGATGCATGGCCGTCGCTGTAGGGATTCACGCATGGTTCAGACTTCGCCGTTATGACTTGATCAAGACATGCTGTGATCTCACGGTGATCACCCGAATAGCTACCAAACATGTTGGTGTGTGGGAGCCTGCCGTGCTGGCGATCCCCGATATCCAGCACTTTGGTACCGAAGCACGGTGCCTCGTAGAACCCCGCCGACGAGTTCCCGATCAGCACGTCGCACCACTTCAGCAGCGAGTAGAACACCTGCGGCTCGACGTTGTCGTGGTAGACGGTGTCGGCGCGGTTCTGGGCGAGGCGCTGCCACTCCCGTCGGATGAGGTCGTTCCCGGCGTCCGCGTTTGGCCCCAGCAGCACCAATGCCTCCGTCCTGCGCGATAGAGCGACGCTGAGAGCCTCTAGCTCGGAGGCGGTGTCATCCAGGGTGTTGGGGTGAAACAGCACCACGAGGCTCCTAGCTGGCGTGGTGACGGCAATGCTATCGTCGGTACCATAGTCGGTAGGCATCTGTTGCCTTATCCCCAGGCCAACAGCGATGAAAGTATCCTCACGATTGAGCGTCGGCGTCGCCATCACCATGTCGATCCCTGGGCACCCAGTGACGTGGACGCGGTCGGGTTCCTCTCCCATCTGGACGATCCGGTCTGCCGAGTCCTGGTTCGACGCGAAGTGCAGGTGCGACAGCTTGGTGATGGCGTGGCGGAAGCAGTCGTCCTGGCTGCCCTCGGTGATGTCGCCGCCGCCGATGTGAGCGATCGGCCATCCCATAATATTGGCACCAACTACCGCACCGAGAATTTCGTGGCGGTCCCCGTGAACGACGATGAGTGGCGTATCCCCTTTCCATGGCCACCAGGGATTGGTTTCGCCGCCATTCATGCTGTCCATTACTTTGTCGAGAATACCGTTCACGTTCAGGCTCGCCGATACGGCGCTATCTATCGGACCATGAATGTCTTCTTCTTCGTCTGGCCAAGACACGTCTATCGTTCGCACAGAATGATCATTTGACCGTAGCGCCTTCTCGACCATGACGAGCGCGTTGCGGTCGGACCGGCTGCCAGAGATCAAAGCAATTTTCATCGCAACGGCCTCGAAGTAGTCGACCCAACGTTGCCGCCCTGCGGTATCGGTCCCGGCGGTATCGGCAGCGACGTTCGCATAGGCTGCGACGGCGCGTTCAAATGCTGGTTCGACCCGTACGGCTTAAGCATCTCCGGCCGAATCGTCTCGGATGGCTGCGAGCGCAGCCACTTGGGGATGATCCTTGATATCCAACCCATGTTCGTCCTCCTTTGCTTCGTCTCCGTGGATGACTCTAGCAACGGAACGGGAGTCGGCGTCAACATCGGCCGGCGAACATAATTTCCTCGATCTCCGAGTATCCCACGCCTTCATCGCTGCCTCTCGGCGCTTGCTCTTGACGAGCCTGCGGAGACGCTTCTCCCTGTCCACCTAGTCCCGACCTAATTCACGCTGCGTCTTGAGGGTTTCTAGCATCTCCTTCGTCTCCTTGATCGGATCATCCAACCTCTTCAGCACCGATGAGTATTTGTTCCGAAGATCAAGCATGATCGCCAACTGGTTCTTGAACAACTGCTCGATTTCGTAGGATGTCATGCAAACCTCCTCGCCAACTCGATCCCCGCCGGCAGACATATCGCCCGGCTGAATACCTCGTTCGCCACCGGAAATGTCCCGCCGTCGTCCCGGTACATTTTCAGCCGGTGCATCGGCGTGAACACCGCGCGGGCCATTACCCCCCTCTCGTGCAGCGCCGTCAACATCGCGTCGCGTTCCCCGGGTAAGACCATGATCGTTGGCATCCAGAAGTTCGAGAACGTCCCGGCAGGTTCCTCGTGGAACGTCACGCCGTTCATTCCGTTGATCGCTGCCTTGTATGCCATCGCCAGCCCACGCTTCTCCTTCACTAGACCGTCCAACCGCTTGACTTGCTCACTGCACAGCGCCGCCGAAAGCATCGGCATGCGGTGGTTCCAGCCGACCGCGTCGTGCTCGACCAGCCATGGGTGCGCGACCCTGGCGGTGGTGGCAAGGTGGTGGGCACTGGCCCCGATATCGTCGTCGTTCGTCAGCAGCGCACCCCCGCCGCCGGACGTCACTACCTTGTTGAGGTTGAAGCTGAGGACGGAGACTGCGCCCAAGGAACCGCATGGTTTCCAGCGGTCGGAGGCGTGAACTGATACGGACGAACCGATAGCCTCAGCTGCGTCCTCGATGACGGTAACGCCATAGGCTTCAGCCAATCCGTTAACGATTGACATCTTGCATGGATGACCTAGCAAATGAACCGCAATGACAGCCTTCGGTGGCTCATTGCACGCCAGATATTCTCCGAACCGGTGAGGATCGATCCCGAAATCATGTTTGCTGGAGTCCAGGAAAACGGGTTTTGCTCCAGCCCTGACGACAGCGTTAGCCGCAGCCACGAACGATAGCGTCGGCAGCAGCACGGTGCTACCACGCTTCACTCCCACCAGGTGCAGCGCCAACTCCAGCGCCGCGGTGCCGCTCGACACGGCGACTGCGTGCTTGACCTGGATCCGCTCCTTTAGGCGCTCTTGCAGCAGGTTGACGTAGTGGTAGGAATCTAGCCTGCGGGCCTGATCTGCTATCGCGAGAACATCATCATCGGTGACAACCGGCCGGTGATGGCTAGCCGGCCCTCCGGTTACTGACAAAATTGCGTCCACAACGGCTTGGACGCTTAACAATTTTCCTCTCCTTCATTGCAAATCGGTCCGCCAGCATATCCGATGCGATCCTATGCGCGGACAGCATCTTCTCAGCCTCAGACCTGTAACGATACGGCCCGAACAATCTCCCGCTGACGATACAAGCAAATCCTTCATCTATGCAAACGACTTGGTCTCTCATGCTGGTGCCGTCACCTTCTTGACGGTCGCCTCCGGGTCGAACCGCCCCTGATCGTCCAGCATCGCCCTGGCCGCCTCGAAGTCCGCGTGCGTGTCGATGTCGAGCGAGCGCTCCGGCGGCATGACGTAGGCGTAGGCGTGCGGATCGTACCAGTCGCCCCTCTCCATCAGGTGGTCCCATTTGACGAGGTAGATCGCCCCGTTCGGTGTGTAGACCGTGTCCCTCTCGCCGGCGCCCCGCATCCTGTTGGCGTGGCCGAGCGTGAACAGGGTGTCCGCCTTCGGGAACTCGACAACGGAGATGACCGAATCGGCGCTCGTGTCCTCCATCATTTTCTGCGCTGCCACCACGTCCCGTTCGTCACGACACGGCGACGTCG